GGACTACGGTAAAAGTCACGCCGCTAGGGCCGGTCACTGTATCTGCACTAGCTGTCGTGCTTGGCCGTGGCGCTACACCAATCCACTGATCTACGTCCCAGTCTGTTTTGGCCCTGTTACCCATGTCCTCAAATACGCCTCTCACATACTTCATGTTTTCAACCTGCTGCTCCCGATTCTGGGTTTGCGTCAGGTTGCGTATTCTGGTCTTGAGCATGGACAGTTCGGGGGCGGTGAGCTGCCCGAAACCTGATGCGCCATTGGCAGAGTTGGCTCGCATTCTCTCAAGCTCGCCTATCCCCATGTTGGAGTAGGCTGTCTCAAGATCTGCTTTGATGTTCGCCTCGTTTGTGCCCGGCGCATAGCTTAAAACAATGCCGGGGATGCCAGTCTCCACTTCGTTATTCTCAAGCGCATAGATCATCTTATCCAGCACCTCAACGGTATTTGAGGCATTGGCGATAACGCTTTCTGCGGACGCATTGGCCGCACTGACCTCTTGGATAATATCTTGGTAAGGCTTAGATCCTGGGATGGGGCGCTGTAGAGAAATTGGCTGGTTGTTCTCGTCAAATCCAGCGGACCATTGATACCCATCAGACGCCCTTGGTCTTAGCTTTTGGTATGCAAGGTTGCGCTCCTCAGGGGTGGCCGCTACAGACTGCGCCCTCAAGAATTCGCTGATAGACTGCGGATCGTATTGATCCGGGTCTATATTAGACATGAACTCTGTCGGAGTAGATGCCCCCTCCGGTGGCGTAACAAATGTACCACTAGAGGTGTCAAAGATAGCATTACCAACAACCTTATACTTTTCAGGATCTTCTGGGAACGCAATGTCGATGAGCTTCGCGGGGTCTGAGTCGTATGCTCCAGAGTTCACTGCGGTAATAACAGCGGCCTTCTTAGAGGTCGGCATACTTGATTCGCTCACAATGCTGGCGAGTCTTGGCCGGTTGTCTATTATGGCTTGATTCCTGGCAGCAGCGGCCTGGCGTTCACCCTCTGCGGATCTAATTGCCTCCTCATTAATGGATAAAGTCTGTTGAGCGCCCTGCGTCTCCAGGTCTACTAGCTTTTTCTTCTGTTGCTCCTCAAGAGCCACGCTAGAAAGCTGTGCTGCCTGCGGCCCTAGACCAAGCTCGCGCAGAAGTTGAGTTGTTTGAGTCACGCTTTGGGGGTCTTGTGGGTTAAAGCCCTTGAGTGCGTCAGACACCTTCTCAGAGGTGGATCGAACATCCCTGCCCAAGAGACCGCCTACTCCTTTCTGAAGAGCCTCAGTGCGGCGACCCTGTAGTTCAGCCATAGTCCCAACCAGAGGGGCAGCAGCTTGAGCCAAGCCTGTTAGCCCAGAGACTGCATTCTGGCTTCTTGCAAATCCTTCCGCCATCTGTCTTTGTTGCTTCTGCTCTGGAGACTCAAGAATGTCTTGGAACAGAGAGGTGATATTTATAGCCATATTAGTGTCCTATAGTCTCTGTTAGTTTCGTGGGCCAAACAGTTCAGCGAGAGAGGCCGGGAAGCTGAATGTATTCTCTGCCGGCTTAGGAGTCTTCAGAAGATCGAACAAACCCTGAAGCTGCTGCTGTCTCTGGGCATTAATGAATGACTCAAGGTTAGTCTGGGTAGTAAGACCCTGAATACCAAGGTTTGATACAGCCTCTGTACCGCCTGCCTGAAGGGCCGACTGGATTCGTGACAGATCAACAGAAGGACTCAGCGCATTAATCAATCCAGCTTGAGGAGTATAAGCCCCCTGGAGGAGATTAGGGATAGCCTGAGTAGCGCCCAGATTCTCACGCAGCATCTGATCCAAAGCCGCCTGTGTTTGAGTGGAGTACTGAGCCTGTTCTGCTCTTGCTTGCTCCATTGCGCTCACGGCAGATCCAGCCTGTTGTTCTGCGATAGCCTTCTCAAGAGCTAGGGCTTCAGGAGTTCCACCGAACATGGATGTCTTAACACCCAGTCTGCCTTGGTTTGCAAGTCTCTGCTCAAGCTGAAGTCTTGCTCGCTCCTGTTCTGGGGCTTGCATGGCGTTAAGTCTACCGTAGATGTCTGCCTCACGAGCCTGCTGGTTCTGAGTGTTTCCGGTGAGCATATCCATTAAGGTCTGCTGGCGACCGTATCCTATGCTTCCAGCGAGTTCCCCGGTGACCCCCAGTAGTTGCTGCTGTAGAGCCTGCTCTTGCGGAGTGAGGTTAAGATTCAGCCCTCCTGATGTATCCGTGGTGGCAGTAGCACCAGTGCCAGAGGTCACAGTGAATGGCTTGAATTGCATCCCCTGCTGGACTGAGCTAATAAGACCCTGTGGGAATGCCCCTGCAAGTGTAGGGCTTCCCGTGAGTCCTTTCATTAGGCCAGCCTGGGTGTCTCGAATGTCAGAGATCCCCTTCTCTGTAGCTACAGCTCCGCCAATCCCGGCGAGAATATCCCCGTACTTGCTTGTAAACTGGCCTACTCCACCAAGTGCTTGCTGCAATTCCTGTAAGGTCATAGTGATCTCCAACCTAGATGATTCGGCCTACTAATGCCTGAATGTTGAATTCTTGGATGGCAATAGAGTTACCATCTACGTCTGTTTCAATACCTACTGATACCGTTGTTCCCTGACCGCTAGCACTTACCTTTTCTCGATTAATCAGCGAAATAGACGAAGAGTATTCCTCGCCTTCATTATACTCCGCCTCTCCATACAGGGCGACATTATTGGAGGGCAACACAAAGACACTCTTTTTGTAAGAAGCTGTGTAGTCATAGGCCCACTTCAGAGAAACGGTAGCACTGTCCCCGTTGAACGTAGTCAGGTTAATCTTCTTGAGGAACTTCAGGGTAGACGTACTGCCAAAGCTCAGTGGGTGGCTCTCGTATGTCATTACATAGGAGTTCCCGCTATCCTGATAGCCTGAATACTCCGCTATCCCAGCCTCAAGTCCCATGTATAGGGTATCGTCTATGAGGTTCGTAAAACACAATGGCCTCATGGATGTCCATGTGGTGACTCGATAACTTCCATCCTGCATGGGGAACTGAGTGTCGAACACATAGGTTGAAAACTGAGATGGTAGGTTAACCAGCACAAAGGCTTCTGTCGGAGAGTAGTGGACAGAGACTTTCCCGGTTTCAGCAGCAATAAGGATCTTGAAGTCCTGACTCACATTCCGTGAGATGTCCCCAAGAGGGGCGGACTTCTCTTGGATGGTTCTGGATAGGCTCCTTAAGCCCGATTTATCGAGGAAGATAAGGTCTTTGCCAGTGGAGGTGACACAATCCCTGCCGTAGCACCCAATGCTTGATATGGTGTCGTAAAGGGTCATTGTTGAGGGGTCATTAGCACCCTGGTAAATAATCATTGACTCCTTACCAAAGATGATTAGGAACCCGTTGTGTGCAGCAAGGGCCACGATCTCATCGTATCCACTAGGCCATACCTTGGTGACATCAATAGAGCCAGAGCTTCCCCCCGTCCACTTCACTCCCTCCAGTAGGTCTGACCATGAAATCGTGGACTTGTCGGTTGTAGTATCTGCTACCCAGAGTCTGCCGAATGCTGCCAAGGCTTCATTGCCAGCAGGGGCTGTAGCCACATAACCAGGGTGGGCCGTAATTACACTCAGGGGAGATGTCGCCGTGGAGTAAACCAGCGGAACATGACCCCTTTGGAAGAAGTAGATATGCTCGTTGAGAGTGACAATCTTCCAGTCATCTGCCGTAATGGTGTATGCAGCAGGGGTGACATCCGTAAGGGTTGTAGTCCCGGTGAAGATCTTATGGTTGCCGACAGAGAATACAGTGGTGGTGCCAGAGTCATCCCTGAACTGCTTGATAGCCTTGATCCCCTCGGATGACCCAAGGGGTGTGGCGCTGGTCGTAAGAAGCAACGCTCCCTTTCTGGCCGCAACTCTGCCCTGCTTGTCAATCACGCAGTTATCCGCAATAGCGCAATAGCTCGGATCTTGAGCGAGAGGTGCGTCTTGGGTATTAATGCCTGCAAACCCTGGCGCTGTAATCGTGATGTTCTGAATCTGCTGTGCCATAGGTTTCCTATACGACTACAAAGGCTGTCTCGGTAGGGAAATAGTTAGCATCAATTGCTATGTAGTCCGATAAGACTCGATCTGCGTGGATCATCTGTTCCTGACCTGACTGACCGCCACTCTCTCCGCGCTCTCTCAGGGCCATTGCGTAGGCCAACTGAAGCACAGGATTATACGGAAGCAGCATCTCTGTTGCGTCAGCCTCCAGCTCTGCTTGGTGAACCACTGCATCTACCCGGATGTTATAGACAGCATCTGGCTGTGGGTATAGCTTGATCTTTACATCACCATTCCCATCAAGACCAGCCATCGTGAAGTAAATTGGCGATCCCTCAAGAAGCTGGCCCATGTGATAGGCGCGATTAAAGAAGTTCGAATCCCTGAAGGTGATGAAGTTATTCCCAGTGTCATTCACAATGGCCTGAATGATTGGGTGAGTACCGCTATTGGTCAAAGAGTATTCGCTGGTTCCATCCACAGTTGAGAAGGTAATCGTAGTTCTGAGGGCAGACCATGCGTGAGATGACTCAATCTGAGACTTGGCATCATTAACTAATGCCCCTATGAGGGTTGAGTATTCGTTAGCATCGGCGGTGTCAACCTGGTTCTCACGAAGTCGTTTCAGCACCCCGTTTATAAGCTGTAGATATGTCATGCTCTGGCCCTCATTACTAAATCAAATAGCCCACTTACCTTGGTGTCTGCCTCAAACAGCTCTGGTTTGAATAGCTGTGATGCAATTGGCGTAGCATTCACAAGACTTGTGAGCAGCCCTGTCTTCCCGTCCTTGCCATCCTTTCCATCCTTCCCGTCATTTCCATTGGTTCCATTAGTGCCAGGAGTTCCAGGAGTGCCTTGTGGGCCGGGGATTACAGAAGTTACCGTGGTCGGTGGAGTAACCACAGGGGCAGTAGGAGTAACAGCAGGAGTGACAGGAGTAACAATGCTGATAGGAGTCTCAGGAACACCAGCAGTCCCGCTACCAGTAGCCTGAGCATTGTAGTCGCTAATGGCTTTGTCAATCTCACCAATCGCAATACCTGACTCTTTAGCAACGTCATCCTTGGTCTTGTTAAGAAGCTGCATCGCATCAAGAACCCCCTTAACACCATCCTTCTGGAAGATGTCAGCCCAAAGCGTGGGTGTTGCCTGCGGATTCTGGGTGGAGTTTTGACCCCATTCACCGAACTTGCCCTGCATTTCAGTTGAGCTAAGAACCTGACCTTCCTTGTAATCCCCGGTTGTTGGCTTGATGGTCTCGATGCCACCAACTTGCCTGAACAATCCTGAGCCTGAGTCATAGACCCACTCACCAACGGCTGCTGACGACCCAGTTGATGACCCAGTTGACGACCCAGTAACCGATCCGGTTGTGGAGCCTGTATTAGCAACAGATCCCGTTGTGGAGCCTGAGCCGCCTGTCTGGCCTCCGCTAGTCGTAGGCATGGGGACGTTGACCATAGGAGGGGTGGTCTTTTTAGGAGTGCCGTTATCCAAGAGCCAATAGCCCTCTGTAGCTACATCCCTTAGGAATCCTTGGGAGTCCCTGACGTAACCCTCTGGCAGATCTCCCGGCACAGTGTCTATACCGAATTGAGTCTTGAGCTGATTCCGCATCTCTGTGGTATCAAGCCCAAGTTTCTCTGCATCCATTATCATGCCTGTAAGCCTTGCGTCCTCTCCCTCAGTAAACCCTTGGGTGGGCTGATTCTGAAACAGCTTGTAGGCTTGCTCTATCTGTTGCTCAGGAGTGAGGTTAACGGCCTTTGGGCCACCGCCCTTAAAGAACCCGAACTGGTCAAGGAAGGCTTTGAACAGCGTGCCCGCCGGGCCACCAATGACACTGATGAGAGTATTGAGTGCAGCGTTCTTTCTGCCAGAGGCGTCATCTGCTGATGCAAAGTTCATCACTCCGCCAAGTACTCCGGGGACAACTCTGTCTCCAATCGTAGAGGTAAGGAACTCAGGGTTAGCTAGGCTTGACCCAACAACGTTTGCACCGGCAGACAGGAGGGGATTGCCCGTAGAGTTTTCATCAGAGGTCAGTGGATTAGCCAAAGGGTTTTGTGCAACGGCTGCGTTGTATCTGCTAATGCCCTCGTTAGGGTCGATTCCAAGGGCTAAAGCAAGCTCTAATGGGTTGACCCCTGCCTGCTGCATTGCCTGAGCCATATCAGCGTCTGTAGCGTTAGGATTGGCCTGTTGCCACTCTGCAAATGCTTGCGCTAATTGATCTTGAGGAATAGCCATATGATTACCTGAGTGCTAACGCGATTGCTTCGACTATGGTTATACCAGGCGGTATGCCACGATAACTGTGCCGGTAGATAACGCATTGGGCACAAGCTGGATGCCTGCATTTAGAAGAATACCGTCAAACTCAAACTTGGCCGTTACAGCAGACGATGCTGTGAGTGTTCCTACCAGGGTGCCTGATGCTCCGTCCGTGACAGTAACGGTGTGTGCCGACATTACTACGCTAGGGCGTATGCTGATAAGCTCACTAGGAACTGTGGTAACACTCACGGGTGTTGCTGTAGCTAAGTTTATTGCCTTGTACAGGACTGGTGCGCTCATGGTTTTCCTCTAGATTGCTTGTAAATTGCATTAGTAATATGATGTGAATTACTTATCTACACCCATGCGTCTGATGAGCGTCTTCTCGATAATGTAGATGGCCCTTCCCCCCATGTGACCCCCTATCCCTGCTGCTGCACTAGTGAGAGCAAAGGAGAGTCCTGCGTCCGTGCAGATGTAGGCCGTGATAATCCCTGCGAACCCGCTGATTGACCACTCTCCGAACAGTTCAACCAATGAGAATGGCGTCTTATCCTTCTCTCGTCTGCTAAGGTAGTTTGCTGTTCCGCCCCAGAATGCCATGACTAGAAACCACCCATATGCAAGATTATCCCCAAGAAGTTTCAGAAATCCATCCATCATGCAGTCCTCGTTAAGTTGAACACATTTTGAATGGATTATACTTGATGTTGCGCCCTAAATCATTTGCGAATCGTGACCTTCGTTGCGCCACTAGCTGGCAATGTGCCGTTGTTCCCGTTGCCGCTTGAGTCTGTCCATGTGAGGCCGGATGCGGCTAGGCCGGATGGGGCTAGTTGTAGAGTGCAGCCGATTTCTTTTAGCGCAAAGGATGA